CCTCCAACTTTCTGTCATTTTTAAATAAATTAAAATTTAACATTATAGTCCTTTCGGTTTAGTTGTTTGTTGGGTTGGTTGTTTTACATTTGATGCAATATTTCCATCATCATCAAAATCTGCTTCTAGGTTCAGCATAGCTTGAATGTGGTATCTTCTAAAATAAGTAATACCACTTCCAATTTGTTGAGGTGTACTTTGTACTGTACCGATTGCTGATTTAGAATGTATTGATTCATTCGTATCAATATGAGTTAGTGTTGTTAT